GTTTGTAAATCTAAAAATGAACTATCGATATAAACCGGTTTCATTTTATTAATTAGATTCTCTGCCATTTTCATGAAAGCTGGATAAATAAATCTTCGGTAAACACGTTCTCGAAGAACTGGTCTATCTTCAATCCGATTATAAGCAGAAATTGCCATATCCTGGATCTTCGTAAAATATACATTACTTTTCTTCTTGCGCTTGGCCATCGAATGTGTCTTTAAGTTCGGTTATTGTTTGTTGCAATAATTGGAAAGTGGTTCCGGCTTCATCATCTTTTTCAAAAGCTCCTAGTCGATCGATTTCTTGCATTTTAGTATATGAATCTTCAATTCGAGAATACATATAAGAGTTAGTTAGTTCTAATTCTTCAATATATTCCTGGGCATCTGAAACAGATCCGGCTAGATAATATGCTCGATAACCTAAGTAGGAAGCGGCTCCTGCTAGCAAGACGGATATTAATATAAGTGCTATAATCATAATTATTCTGCGTTAAATGAACTGAATATGCTAGATATATCTGTCATTGCTTGGCCAACTGTTGGATTAGCTTCTGCTAGATTCTTTAATCCATTGCTTTTTGTAGTTTTGGATTTTTCAACAACTGCTACTGGAGTTCCTTCTTTCTTGTTTCGCCATCTTTCAAATTCAATTGTAGATGCCATATGATCTGCATGATGCAAAATAATAGGCAAATTGGTCTTTAATTTTGATTGAGGCGATCTAGAAACAAAGTATGGTTTATTTGCATCATCATACATTCCATCATGAATCTTAATTGCTTGATACTCGGTCCAAGACATTTTAACATCATATTCTTGTAACAACCAAATAGAAAGATCTGGTACCATTGCAAACGGTATTGCTGGATTTGTTTTATAAAGCTTTCCTTGATTTTTACGATGCCAATCAGAAGTCTCAGTTTGATACACTTCATTGCCTTCGCCTGGAAACCCGGCCTTACCTAAATCATGATGCATGGCTGCGAACAATAATTCTTCTTCAGTATATCCAGACATATCAGCACCCATCACAGTCCAGGTATTATGCAAAGTTAATGCACAATCCATTACTCGAAGTACATGATCTACATAACCTCCAGCAAATGCATTATGAAAATGTTCCATGGAAGAAGCCGGCATAAATACCATACGTTCTTCTAATTCATCATACATTTTATTTAATGCATCTTTCCGGGAAGGAAAGAATTCATCAACTAAGTTGCGATATCTTTCCCAATTGGATTTTATTTTTTCTGCTTCTAACATAACTAGTTTATATAGAATATAATAAATTATTTGGATATTTCCAAATGTTCTCCATTAACTAATCGTTGTGTGCATTTCCAACATGTAATAGCGGTCGCATTGTTATCAACACGATCGCTTACATTATCACAGAATTTACACTTTAGTTTTTTGAATCCTCGAGGAGCCGAGGAACTTTTCTTTTTTGCCATAAACTAAATTTATTCGCGGTCTATCCAATATCTTGCAGATTCTAATTTCTTTAGAGCTTCTGTTAAATTATGCATAACTGAATTAAAATCAGTTTTACCTTCTTTCAATGTTCTTCCAACATTTCTTACAATCTCGCGAGCATCCTCGATGTCGTCCGTAATCTTAGCTTTGTACTTGTAATGAGCCATAACGTGTTTTTTATTATTAATTTAAATTGCTTTTATTATATATAAATATCAATCGGCTAGAATCATGGTGGTTTTACAACACTCAACTCCTATTTGGATTAATGCTTGTTCTTTTGCTTTTGCTTCAACAACTATATCTAAATCAGCAACCCCATATGTATCTGGAAGAGCTAAAATATAGTCAGCGTGTGCTTGTTCTTTGATCTTGGTAAACTCTTTATATTGTTTCTGGAAGGTTGGCCATTTATCTAGGTCCTCCATTGCAATACCATGATGCTCAAACATTGCTTCAATTTGTTTCTGAGATTCTCTACGACGAGATTCTGAGTAATGAGTACATTGAGTAACACCATGTTTCTCCCAAGTTTCACGAGCCATAAAGAATGCTTGCTCTTCAGTCAAGTCACCAGTATTAAATGTATGGTGCCAATAATCAAATGTAATTGGAATACCAATCTGAGAATGCACGCGCTCGTATAAGTCGCGGACTGAGTACATGGAAGCCTTATCATCATTTTCGATAACTAGGCGAGCCTTGCAAGAATCCGATAATCGATCCCAATTCTTCAGCCAACGAGCAATCGTAGAGTCTTTGTCATTGTATGTAGCACCAATATGTATATTAATCTTATTCTCAAAGCTAGGAGCAAAACCCATAAGATCAAACAATTCAGAATGTCGTTCCAAACTAACTAAACTGTTATCAACAATTACCGCGTCTGGACTACCTAGTATATGAAACATGCCAGGATGGGTTGTAACTCGATGACCATGAGTTTTTATAAAGTCGCCAGCTTCTCGTAAATAACCAGCAATTTTGTCGATGCCTGGCAAATCTTCTAAACGATAATGATTCCATCTAGGAAATAATTCACTACCAATACGAAACAATCGAATATCATTGGCTTCGTTCCACTTAAGAATTGTCAATAAATCTTTTGCATTTGCTAGTGCAATATCGCTAGCTAATTGTAGTCCACCAATCTTAAACTTTCGTTCAATCATAGTTCGACCGGTACGGATATTTTGTCCTCCTAATTCTAAATTATTACAGGCATAACCAAATCTAATCATAGCTCTTTTTCTATATAATAAGAAAAATAATACAGTAATCCAAATTGACAATGAATTACTATTCCGCAATATTTATTAATATGACACAACTAAATAAAATTATAAAATCAGTATTAGCTGAACAGATAACACTCTCTAATGTTGGCCTAGCTAAAAAAATTTACAATGCTAAAGGTTTAGTATGGGACAACGAATATGCTGCACTTAAAGCAATTTTAGCAATTAAAGACAGTAAACAATTTAACTCAGTTCAAAAAGAATTACAAAAATTAACCGGTGGCCGAGGTATTGCCCAATATGTTTCTGAGTTTATACAAGTACGGGATTCAATGAACGCCGAACATACTCCTACTACGATTCGATATATAAAATCTATTATAGCACATTTAACTAAAATTGGAACTTATAAACAGACAATTAATATATTCGATGAAAAATTAAAACGGATAACTAATTGGTCTAAGGTAAATGCTAATTTAGCAGCAGACGGTGTTGGACAAACGCAATTTGCATGGGAAACATTCGCAGATAGAGCCGCAGTCGATCCAGAGTTTAAACATAATTATCTAACTAGTTTACAAATTTTAGCATCATTTATTCCCGTTGTTGGTTGGGCTGTTGCTGCCGGGATTGGATTTGGCAATGCGTATGTATATTATCAAGAAGGGGATACTAAACAAGCTGGATTAGAAGCAATATTTGCTGTAATACCCGGTCTAGGAATTGCTGGAAAACTAGGACTTAGCAAAATAGCACCAAAGTTCATGGCTGGATTAGGAAAGAAAGTAGCTTTAAATCAAACTAAAAATCTTACTAAACAAGAAATTCGAATATTAGATCTAATAGGCAAAAATCAAAAAGCGTTTAAATCTGAACTAGATAATTACTTTAAAACTGGCATTATGAAAAATGCAAAACAAATTACTAAAGAAAAATTAAAAGCTGCTGGTAAGAAATATGGAATTGGATTAGCAAAGACATCAACCGCATTAGCTTCATATATGACAATCGCACAATTATATGGATCTATATATGATGCTAATGTAGAACTTATAAATGATACTGAGTTACTTGCGTTAAATACTAAATTAGATGCTGATTTTGAACGATGGCTAACCACTAAATATAAAGGCCCTATTTCAGATGGAATAGTTTCAAACTCAAACTCAAAGGTATTAACTGAAGCCGATTGGTTAACTAGCTTAATTTATGGCGGAGCTAAAACTGCAGCCGAACATCCATATATATTAGGTGGCATTGGTGCGGTTGGCTACTATTATAGAAATCAAATTGCTAAACTTCTAGTTAAAGTTAAACCGGTTAACTGGTTCACTACTTGGAATAAAATGCAACGAGATAAAAATACATTTAAAGCATTAGGATGGAACCCAGGCAAAATTAAAGAATTTTATAAAAGTGGCGCAGCTTTAGAAGAAGCTAAAAAGCAATGGGCGCTAGTTGAAGAAGAAGTAGCAGCTGGTAGACTATCTCCTAGAGAAGCAATGGGTAAACTTACATATCTAGAAAAGCCAGGCGTTGCTAATAAAGTATTTAACGGGTTAACTAAATCATATAATAAAGCTACAACGGTATCTGGCCAGGCAAAGGAGGATCTCACAATCTTTTTAAAAGATCTACCTAAACCAGCAAACCCAGGAGCTGGATTTGGTAAACAGGCAGCATGGGAAGCTGAAATGAAAATATGGAGAGAAAAAAGTAAACTAGTCGATCGACTGCTAGCAGTTCAAAACGACCCAGAATATAGTGCATGGTTAACTAAACATTTACAAAATCAAACGGCAACTAAAAATCTAAAATGGGTTAATAATACAAGAATTGCAAAGTATGCAGCATTTTGGACTCTAGTAGGTGGCGCAG